TAAAGAATTTTGAACATAAATTGGCGTTCCAACTGAAAAGCCAGTTGTGTCCGCCATAAGGACAGTAACGGTACTGGTTGATGCAACAATTGAAGTGATTGCTCTAGGCTGTTGTGGGAGATAGTATGTACTCTGACGATTGTTTTGCAGAGAAATGCTTTCCCACTTGGTAGGTTGAATGCCGTATTCAAAGTCCGTGTCAATCAGTGACTGCGGAGAAGATATGCGAAACTTCTGTACAGGGTCTGTTGCTGAAGGCACAGGAGATACGTAAGGCACTCCAGTACCAGAATTTTGACTACCGCCAACGGGCAGTGATTTGTTTGTTGCCGTATCTACGACTGTCCATCCTGACATACGATACTCCTTTAAATCCAAAGAAGGGGGCCGAAGCCCCCGTTACTCAATTAGTCGAAGTTACCGTATGGGTAAGCTGTGGAAGTCCCGATGTTTCCATCAAGCTGCGTATAACGTGCTGTAAAAAGGAATCTACCAGAAAGTGCTGAACTGATTGTGTAAGTAATACCTGTAGGTGTACCCGCAGTTGTTGTAACCGCAGAGCCGTCCAAGTTAGTAATCTTAAATCCAGTAACAGTACCAGCGCCGCCAGTAGCAGTAGCAATCAAATAACTCGTTGGGTTGGAGTAGCCAGTAATTGAACCTGCACCACCGTATGTTCCAGAAAGAGTTATTGTTTGACCAACAGCCAAAAACCCGTTAGAGGTACAAGTGAAAGTACCGATAGTGTCTGCAATTGCAGCACCAGCAACAGTCGCCGTAGCAACGCGTGTATCTAAAGCAGTGCCAACAATAGCAAGGGTAAACACAACTTGTGATACTAAGTTGCTAGTAGGGCTTGTGCCTTGACCGCTTGCGGGTGGATTGGTGATGTCACCGGTAGTTCCAAGTTGTTGGTTATAAAGCTGCGCTGTAGTAAATGTTGATAACGATTGACGACCAGCAGCAGTAATTGAACCAGTTTGAAAATATTTCGCTGTACCTGCGGCGGCTGTATAGTTGTTTGAAACATATACAGTAGCTGAAGTAAGTGCGGCTGTACCGCCGGAAACGGCTACAGGGTTACCACAATCAACAAAAACATCATTGAGGGTTGAACCATAAGGCAGATACATAACAGCACCACGATATACGTTGGTCGCAGAGTCCGCAGGAATTGTTTGCGCTGTAGGTGGATATACAGTTGCAGAAGGTGTATACACCGTTGCCTGTGTATTTGGAATGCCGTTTGATCTAACAAATATGCCAGAACCACCAGAATAACCAGATGAATTATTGGTTGTGTTGAGAATGTCTAGATATGCTGTTTGTACTGCCTCTGTGTAACCTACGTTACGAAGAGGGCCAAATCGATTGTCGCCCGCCAGAATAGGGCCTTCAAATGTACTACGTCCCATGATAAGAATCCTTATGCAAAAGAGCTTTTACCAATCGTTGCATCGTCTGCTGGGGCAGTGGCGGTAAAAGCAATCACCCAGATGTGTTCAATATACACCATTTAAACGTTGTTAACAAGAGTTTAAACATTAAAAAAGGGGCCGAAGCCCCTTTTTCTTAGAATGAACCAGAGGAGCCAAAAACTCCCAATGGATCAGACCAACCGAAGCTGTAACGCTCACGGGCTTTGTAACGCACGTTGCCGGTATCAAAGTCGCCGTCCATGCTGTTTTGCAGCGGTGTACGGACAAACATTTTCAAACCGTTAGGTACGTCTGTCGTCAAGAACCAAGCATTGGTATCTGTCAGATAGTGATTGATGGTGTAGCCATCAGGGATTGCGCCATTATTCTTGATGGCATTGAGGTCGTTGTTGTTAGTGCCGACACGGAGTTCGGTTTCCAACAGTCGCGTAGCGACAAACTGCAATGCAGGAGGAATAATCAGCTTCTTAGGCTTAGCGGCAATCAACAAACCACGCTCATCCGTCCAAGCGGCGATCTGAATAACGGCGGCTTCCAAAGAAGTCTCGTTCAAGTCGGCTTGAGTAGATGGAGTGTTGGCGTTAGTACCACCGTTGACCAAGGGGTGTGCAGTGCTAAACAGAGCAACGCCGTCACCACCAGCGTAAGCTGATGAGAAACCGTTGTTCAAAGTTGCAGCAGCTTTGATTTGCTTGGTGTAAGCCATAGCACGGGCCAGACCTTTGGTGTAACGAGCAGACAAGCTGTCATACAAGTTATCTTCAATCGCTTCTTCAGTGATTGCAAAACCCAAAGCAATGGTTTCGTGGTTATAGCGTGTTGTCCATGCCTCTTGTGCATTGTCATAGGCGATGGCAGAGCCTTCGTTCTTGACAGGAGCAGCAGAGAAACCTGAAAGTTTCGTTTCTTCTTCAAAAGCACGCTCAGAGGTTTCGATTTCATAAAGTTCTTTATGTTCTTCACCATAACGAGCGTACTCCATACCAAACAAAGCGTTCAGGCCGGGCAGAAGTTCTTTAAGTAATTGTGCGCGTGAAATAGCCATTTAAGTTACTCCTTAGACGTTAACCGCTTGGTTAGTATTGCTATAGTACTCATGAATACCAAAGTTGAATTTTACAATTGCTTCTTGGTAAATGGTGAAGACCATAGTGCTGTTTGCTGGGATAGTAATACCTGTAGAGGCAGTACCAGTTGGGGAGTTAACTGTCGCGGCTTGAGTGTTGATGGAAACTGTTTGTGAGCCAGTGCTGGTAACAGCAGATGAAACACGTGAGCCTGTACCAATCAATTGACCGTTAGAAGCCAAATAAGCAACGTCAGTACCTAAAGGCAATGCACGGCTTAAACTGGTACACACCAAGCTGGTTGTGCCGCCACCGGAAGCCAATGTTGCGGTAGCAACAATAGCTGTATCGGGAACAATGTCAACGATGCGGATTGGCAAAGTTGAAGTAGCGGCTGCTGTAGCAGCAACGATACCGTTGGAAGAGTTACCAGTGTTGACGTTACCAGCCAAGTTAGAACCTTCACAGTTCATACCGACATCAGAACGAGCAATAGAGCCAATTGTCGTACCACCAGCGGCAGTAACAACAGCCACACGGAACAAAGTGTCAGGATCATCAGTCACGATAGCAACTGCGTCACCAGCCAAGGTGTTTGCGGGCCAGTATTGGGAAAACTGCTTTTGTTTGGTGATAGGGTTGGTAAATGTGCAGCCCAAGAACACACCAATCGTACCGTTACCAGCAGAGCCGGTAATGGCGCTACCGCCAGTAGTAACGATTGAACGTGTAATGAAACCACGCGATTGACCTACGATATCTCCGTAGAAAATATTGGTGCCGAAGTTGTACTGGATTGGAATGTTCCGTGTTGAACCAGCAAAAACTTGACCACCAATCAGATTGATGGGTTTAAACCCATATGGGGCATCGATGGTTGGATATGCCATTTAAGACTCCTTGAAATGTTTAAGAACCTGTTCCGAACGATACTTTTGTCGATCTTTCTGCAAATTTCGACATCCGTGGATCGTTATCTCTCATAAAGTTGTTGTCCACAGACTCCATCTGAGACTTGTTCAAATTAGCAAAGTGACTTTCACGTTGCTTCAAGAACTCAGTAGGAATCGCGCATAGAAGCAATCCACCCATTTCAATACTGCCTTTGAATCGGCCCTCTTGAACTGCGTGCATCATCATTTCTGGATAATCATCCGCTTTCACGGGTTCATAACCTTCACGGAAACTCGCCGAGATGTTTTTAGGGTCTGACGCACCCATCATGCTGACGCGAATCCAACGATGAGTAATACCGGGGCGAGGATCAGGGGATGGCAAGACATCTGGCGCTCTCCATGAGGTGGGTCGAGCCATTACTTGACGATTTTCCATTGCGCGGGGCGAGCGGTTTTGTTTAGCTGCGCTTTGCTCATTTTGATCATTTACCTGTTCCATTACGCACTCCTTCTTAGATTTGCTACCTGTTTCGCATACTCTTCTATAGGCACATTAAGCCGACGCGCAATGGTGGCTTGAGATGCTGTTAGCTTGATGCGATTGGGGGGTGTGCTGCGTGAAGCCGGGGCTACTACGGCAGCGGGTTTGGCGCGGCGAGGAGGTTCCTCATCCGTATCTGACGACTTTTGAAAGGTGTCATCTTCCTCATAGCGCTGAGTATCAAAATGCTCAGGAAATCTTTTGCGCATCGTTTGATCGATGGTACGGAAATACTCTTCAGTACCCGCATAGTCGTCACCATATTCTCTTTTTAGTTTTCTGTCAAGCCCCATCGCAGCCATTGTCATTTCGTCGTCTGCGCCGAACCAGTCAGAATTCTTCTCTACCCACTTCTGGGTGCGAGGAGACATATTGGGTTTTGCCTCTTGTACAGGGGGTTTAAACGTTTCAGGCTCATCGATTGGGCGCATCTGTTCTGCCCGGTCGATCTTGAGAGCTGCCTTGGTGATTGCCATTTGCGCATCTGCAACACCGTCTGAGTCCCCTGACTCGTAAGCTTCCTTGTATTGTTTCTTGGCGGCTTCCAGCTCCATCTGGGCTGAAGATTTGTTTTGCTCAATGAAAACTTCGCTGCCGGACTTGAGCTGTCCTTTTAAACGCTTGTTTTCCTCATACACTTGAGTAGCAAACTCTTCTGCTGCCAGACGCTCCCGCTCAGCCTTTTCTTTGGCTCTGCGTTCGTCGTGGTAGCCACGCTTTAATTTACCAACCCGCTCCTGTACATCTTTGCTGTACTGGGAAAGCTCTTCATCTTCTGGGTCGTTGATTGGGCCTGCGCTTTTGCGGCCTCGGTCTT